CGCTATGTTATTTACGATTACTTAGATAATGTCTGGGCTTACGGTACTATGAGCCGCACTGCTTGGTTGGATTCAGGTTTACGTACATACCCAATGGGTGCGGATACTGCAAACTTTAGAATTCTTTACCATGAAAACGGTGTAGATGATGTATCAGGGTTAACTGCAGTACCTATTGTGTCTTATGTTCAATCGTCTGACTTTGACATTGGCGATGGTATGAACTTTGGGTTTGTGTGGCGCATACTACCTGACTTAACTTTTAACGGTTCTACATCAGGAATACCACAAGTAACAATGACCGTACTTCCAAGGGTTAACTCAGGAACAGCTTATGGAGCTCCCAATGCACCGGCAGTAGCAAGTAGCCAAAACTACACATCACAACACACTTACGCTGTTCAACAGTTTACTGGGCAGGTATATACCCGCATTAGAGGTAGGCAGATGGCGTTTAGGATTGAGTCTACTGGGCTAGGTGTTGCTTGGCAGATGGGTTATCCACGTATTGATATAAGACCAGACGGACGCAGATAATGGCTTACAACGCTCCACTACGTGCCCCAAAAGCTCCCAACTTACCTAATGCTCCACGGGAAGGATATGATTCTGGGTATTTTGACCAATATTCAAATGTGCTACGTTTATACTTTAACCAAGTGGATAACTTTACTCAAGCAGCCGCTATCCCTCTTTCTGGAATTACAGCGGAAAGACCTGTAAGCACTTTACAAGCAACACTACCAATAGGGCAGTTTTACTACGACACCACGTTAGATAGACCAATTTGGTGGAACGGTACTGTATGGAAAAAAGCTGACGGAACCACGGTTTAATATGATAAAATTGGCAAAAAGTAAAGGATAGATTATGTCTGGTGGTGGTAATGGAGGGATGTTTAGCGATCCCCTAACTCTAGCTCTAGTAGCTGGTACAGCTATTGCTGCGCCTTATGCAGCCCCTTTATTATTTGGCGAAGGGGCCGCACTTGGGGGACTAGGTTTAGCTGGAGACGGTCTGCTGGCTACTGGTTTAACAGGTGCAGGCTTAGGCGCTCTTGGCGGTGCTGTAACGGGTAAAGACCCTATGCAGATGGGGCTTTTGGGTGGTTTAGGCGGTGCAGCTGCTGCTGGTCTGGGTGTTGGTGCTGGTGCTGGTGGTCCTGAACTTGTTAATGCGGTATCTGGACCGCTTAGTGGAGTAGGGGCTGGAGCCGGCACTTCTCTTATTCCCGGTATTTCAAATTCAACTTTAGGTTATGGCGCTGCAGGTCTTGGTTTAATGGGTTTAATGAACCAAGATAAGAAAAATTATGGCGTTCCAACAAATACTAATTGGGATGGTGGTTCTTTATCTAAATTCCGTTATAGCCCTGACCGTTATAACCCAGATGTAGTACGTCCACCTTCGCCACCATATCAAGCGCAGTATCAAGACCGTAGAAACCCCCCTGATACAGGAACGCCTATGACCCCTTACCAACCCATTATGATGGCTGCTGGCGGTGGTTTAATGGATGATGTAGAGTTTGCTGGTGGTGGTTTGGCTGATTTAGGCAGTTACTCTGATGGTGGGCGTATGCTTAAAGGTCCGGGTGACGGCATGAGCGATTCTATTCCGGCAACTATTGGTAGAAAACAACCTGCTCGGCTTGCAGATAATGAGTTTGTTGTGCCTGCAGATGTAGTAAGTCATTTAGGAAACGGCTCTAGTGATGCGGGTGCTAAAAAGTTGTACTCTATGATGAATAATGTACGTAAAGCTCGTACAGGCAAAAAGAAACAAGCCCCACAAATTAACGCAGCTAAATACATGCCAGCATGAGCTTGGTAATTAAACATGTTCCAGTTCAATATGTTAATCAAGCTTGGCCTTTGGTTGAAAAATATATTAGCGAAGCGCAACAGTATTGTGGAGATGATTACACGCTGGAACAAGTTAAAGTCTACGTGTCATCAGGGCAGTGGCTTTTGGTTGTAGCAGTAGATGATAAAGGTGCAATACACGGAGCAGCAACAGTAACATTTTCAAATTACCCAAATGATAGGGTCGCTTTTGTAACATTTATTGGCGGCAAGTTAATATCAAATAAAGATACATTTGGGCAATTTAAAGATTTACTTAAGGCTAATGGAGCCACTAAAATACAGGGCGCAGCTAGAGAATCAATAGCCCGTTTGTGGAGTCGTTATGGGTTTGAAGAACGGTATAGAATTGTAGAGACTAAAATATGAGATAAACACTAGATTCAATGTTGCCTGAACAGGCTTTTAAACCACGCTTAGGGCGCGGTTTTGGTGCTGGCGGTATGACTCTTGAAGGCGGTGGCGGTTCTCCTCCTCCTCCTCCTGCTGCACCAACTCAAACTACTGTACAAAACACAAACATTCCTGAGTACTTGCGTCCTTATGCTGAAACAATGCTTGGCGCCACTCAGCAACAATTGTTTAACACCGAAACAAACCCAGACGGCACAACTCAAATTACCGGTACTAAACCTTATGTGCCATACAGCGAAAATCCACAAGATTACATAGCTGGGTTTAGCCCACTGCAACAACAAGCTTTAAATACTACAGCTAATTTGCAAGCACCACAACAATATCAAGATGCGTCTAATATGGCGGCTATGAGCGGTGTGGGAGCATTAAATGCTGGACGTAACTATGCCATGCAAGCAACAAACCCATACGTAACACAAGCGTACATGAACCCGTATTTACAGGCTTCATTGAACCCGCAACTTGCAGAAATTCAAAGACAGTACGATATTACTGGCGCTCAACAACAGGGTGCAGCTACAGCTAAAGGTGCTTTTGGTGGCTCTCGTGAAGCGTTAATGTCGGCTGAAAATCAACGCAATAAAAATATGGCAATGAACCAAGCAATTGGTCAAGGCTACAATAATGCGTTTCAACAAGCGCAACAAGCTCAACAGTTTGGCGCTAATTTAGGTTTACAAGGTTTAGGTCAAGGTGCTAGCGCCGCCAACACTCTAGGCGCATTAGGTGGTCAACAGTTAGCGGCTCAACAGGGCATTGCTTCAGCACAAATGACTGCTGGCGGAGCTGAACAACAGCAACAACAAAACATAATAAATCAGGCGATTCAAAATTACGCTACTGCGCAACAATATCCACAACAACAACTATCGTTTATGAACGCAATGTTGCGTGGTTTGCCAACTCAATCTACAACAACACAAAACTATCAAGCTGCTCCAAGCACATTAAATCAAATGACCGGTTTAGGTATTGCTGGTTTAGGTGCGTATAAAGCGTTTGGCGGAAGCGGAACTTAAGGAATAGTTATGGGAATGAATTTAGAACAGATGTACAAGCTGGCACTGAATCCAAAGATTTATCCAGACGACAGATTGTTAAGAATTATGCAAGGGCAAGATAATTCTTTGCCTATGGCTGTTGCTATGTCTGCTAAACAGATGCGTGACAAACAAAATATAGCTCTTAAAGGCGCACAAGCAAAAGCTCAAGGTGCTCAGCCTAGCGTAAGAGATAAAATGATTGCGCAAGGTGCGCAACAAGAAATGGCTGGTTTAGATCAGTTACCTGCCCCTACAATGGAAGGCATGGGCGATGTTGCTATGGGTGCTGGCGGTGGGTTAGTATCTTTTGCTAAAGGTGGTTTTAACGTTTTTGATGAAGATGATGAAGACGCAGAGCAAGATGATCACAATGAATTAACAGCTATGGCAGCACGTTATGGCGATTTGGGTGGTTTAGGTGCTGGCATTATGGCTGTAGCAAACCCTAAAGCCGCTAAATACAGTTCGTTAACAACATTTGCCAAACCAGCTGCAGGAGTTGCGCCTACTAATTTTAAAGACATTGCAGCCGAAGCTGCTAAAAAACATGGTGCGTCTTGGGACTTAGTTCAACACGTTATGCACAAAGAAACTGGCGGACATAAAGACCCAGCCAATGCCGTGTCTAAAGCTGGCGCAACGGGCGTTATGCAGTTAATGCCTAAAACCGCTAAAGAACTTGGCGTTCAAAATATTACTGACCCGTATGAGAACATTCATGGCGGTGTTAGATACCTAGCACAGCTAGAACAAAAATACAAAGACCCTAAGTTAGCTGCTATGGCTTATAACTGGGGTCCGGGTAACGTAGATAAATGGCTTAAACGTGGTAAAAACGAAAAAGCCGTGCCTAAAGAAACTCGTATGTATGTAGCTAGCCTTGCTCAAGGTGGCATTGTAAGTCTTAAAGGTGGTAGTAAAGACCCTATTGAAATAGATGAAGAAGGCTACTATCTTCCACCAACTGAGGCGGCAGAATCAGAGTTTGGGCGTGACATGCAGCTTATGAGCACTCGTCAAAAAAATGCTATGTTG